ACAACTGCTGCTCATATAAAATCAGTTGCTGTTGGTGGTAAAACAATGAGGGGAGTATTAACTGCTGATTCAAGTGGTACTGTTGCTATCGGATATGATGCTTTAAGTGTTTTAACATCAGGAACAAAAAATGTCGCAGTCGGATTTGAAGCTGGTAAAGAATCTACAATAGAAGATTTTAACACTTATATCGGTTACCAAAGTGGTTACAGAACTGCTAATTTAAATAATCAACACAATACTTTTGTTGGACATAGCGCAGGTTCTGGTGATTGGACTTCTACTCTTTCTAGTAAAAACACAGCAGTTGGTTCTAACGCTATGGTTGGAGCTATGAATAGTGGACTTCAAAATTCAGCACTTGGATATGCTGCTTTACAAGCCGTAACAACTGGAAATAACAATATTGGAATCGGCGTAACTGCTGGTGATGTGATAACAACTGGAGGTTCTAACACAATAATTGGTTCTGAATCTGATCCAAGTGCAAATAGTGCTACCAATCAAACCGTGGTCGGATATGGTACAACTGGTGTAGCAGATAACTCAGTAAGTCTTGGTAATGCTAGTGTAACTGCTGTTTATATAGCAAAAGGAAACGATACAAGCCAAGATTTAAACTTTTTTGATAGTGCTGGTGGTGGTGGAAACATACAATATACTCATAGTGATGACCAAATGAAGTTTGGTGTTGCTGATGCTGTTCGAGTGAGAATATTTGCTTCAGCACTCTTAGTAGGTAGAAGCTCTGCTGGTTCAACTGGTAATGGTCATTCTATCCGAACTGCTGATTCAGCTATCTTTAGTAGAGATGCTAGTGGTGAAACAATACAAGTTTGTAGAAATGCAGACAACGGACAATTTATTCAATTTAAAGCAAATGGAAGTGTTGTAGGAGATATTAAAAATACTGGTGGAACTGTGTCTCTTACTGGTTTCTCAGGTTGCCACGAAAGTAGTAGTCCTGATACTTTAGAAGTAGGATTGGTAGTAAGCACAATAGACGAAGAACATAGTAAAAATCACGCTAAAGTAAAAATCTCTGATTCAGTTGGAGATAAAAGAGTCTACGGAGTTGTATCTGATTTAGAAGGACTAGATGGTAGTAATGTAACTATTACTTCAGTTGGTATATCTTCAATTAAAGTTACTGGTTCTTGTGTGGGTGGAGACTTACTGGAAAGTAATGGAGATGGAACTGCTAAAGTACAAAGTGATGATATTATTAGAAGTAAAACAATTGGTAAAGTAACAATGAGTAACTCAACTAAAGAAGTTAAGATGGTTAGTTGTGTTCTTTATTGTGGGTGATGGAGTAAAAAAATTAGAAAATAAATAATTACTTAGGTTATACTTATATAAACAAAAAAAAATTGAATTTACACAAAGTATTTGATACTTATAATAACCATATTAACATAGGAGAAACATATTATGGCTAAAGACACTAAAGTAGTAGAAGTTACAGATGAACTGAGGTTTACAGACCCGGAATTACAAAGTTTACAGGGTTTACAAGAGGGATATCAAGAAAAACAAACACTATTAGGTCAGTTGGCAGTACAGGACATTTTGTTAAAACAACAAAGTGATGCATTAGAAGCACGTAAAACTGAAATTGAAACTGAATACGAAGGTATGCAGCAAAAAGAACGTGATTTAGTTAAAGAATTAAATGATAAATACGGGCCTGGTTCACTTGATCCAGCAACTGGTGTATTTACACCCACAAATGTTGAAGAAACTCCAGAAGGTTAATTTGTCAAAATAAAACACCCCAAATAATACATTTTGGGAGAGTTACAGTATACTTATAAAGGAATAACTGTGTGTTATTCTAAAATTTATATAATGAGAAAATAATCAATTGGGAGAAAAGAAAATGGCAGAAAGAATAGTTTCGCCAGGTGTATTTACTCGTGAAACGGATTTATCATTTCTACCACAAGCTATTGGTGAAATTGGAGCCGCAATAATTGGCCCAACTGCTAAAGGCCCAGCCTTTACACCAACACAAATAACATCATTTCAAGAATTTGAAGAGATGTTTGGTGGAGTCGATGAGAGATTTTACACACCTTACACCGTAGAACAATATTTACAAAGTGCAGGAGTTGTAACAATAGTTAGAATTCTTGGACTAGCTGGATACCAAGCAGATTCAGTACAATTAGTTGTGATGAATGGTACAGTATCACATTCACTCGCTGTATTAGCACCATCTCGTGGTTCATCAGGAGCTGGTGATTTATCACACACGCATGTTGTAGGTGCTGGAACTTGGGATAGTTTTAGTCTACAAGTATCTGGTAGTAATGTTACTGCGGAGACTTATAATCTATCATTTAATACCAGTAGTGCAGATTTCATTACAGAAGTAATAAGTGAAGATGCTCAAAGTCAAAAAAGTGGTAATTCCAACTCATCGGTATATGTTTATAAAGTATTTAAACGTGCTGCTCATGCAATATTTGGTGCAGCTCCAACATCAGCATCATCAGCTAAAAATGTTCAAAATGGACTTGATTTTACTGGTGGAGCAACTTCTATAGATGCCTTGGGAAATGAACTTTCATATACTGGTAATGTTGCGTATAATACTGCAAGAACACCTTATATACAATCACAATTAGTTGGTGGTACTGCATATAATCTTTTCAGAGTATATACTAGGTCACACGGTTCAGACATAAATACAAGTGTAAAATCAACAATATTAAACGTTAAAAGAGCTGATGACGTACCTGGTTCAGATTATGGTACATTTTCAATTCAAGTTAGAGTTCACAATCCAAATGGAACTAATGATGATACGATATTAGAACAATTTGATGCTTTGACGTTTGATCCAAACTCACCTAATTACTTTGCAAAGAGAATTGGTGATAGGCATGTGGTAATTGATTCAAATGGAAAATTAACTTTTTTTGGTGATTATCCTAATTTAAGTATGCACATCAGAGTTGGTGATTATACTAAAGTTGATAGTAATCTAATTCAGTATCCCAAAACAGTCGTACCATTTGGACATGCTGCAGTTAATCAAACAACTTTAGGAACTACAACACTACCATCTGCATCATTTAAAAGAAATCAAAACAATTCCAATGGTACATTTGATTCTTCTGTTTTATATGGATTTGATTTCATAACTGCAAAAATAAAAGATGACAATGAACAATATCTTGGGCCAATCCCACTAAGTAGTGGAACTGGAAACAATGTAACTATGTCACTAGGAAATATGACAGGTACAGATGATGCATCCGAATTGGGTTCTAAGTATTCTGGTACCGCTGTTCCATTATCACTTAGTGGTTCTGCTACAGCTCAGTTAAAATTTGCTGTTCCTTTTCAATTTGGTTTTGATGGTCGTAATCCAGCAACACCTTATCTTACTGGAACTGAAATTGTATCTACAAACTCACAAGGATTTGATTTATCATCAAATACAGCTAATGGTACTCTTGCTTATAAACGAGCAATAAATGCTGTTAGTAATCCTGATGAATTTGATATTAATTTATTGGTAACACCTGGTGTTATTCATAGATTGCATTCAAGTGTAACAAATCATGCTATATCTAAGGTTGAAGCTCGAGCAGATGCATTATTCATTATGGATTCTGCAGCTTATACTGACTCGGTACAGACAGTAGTTGATACGGTTAATGCATTAGATACTAATTATGTAGCTACATATTATCCGTGGGTTAAGATACCAAATAGCAGTACTGGTAAACCAGTATGGGTTCCGCCATCAGTAGTATTACCTGGTGTAATATCTTATACTGATAGAGTATCTCATGAATGGTTTGCACCAGCAGGTTTAAATCGTGGTGGATTGACTTCGGTATTAGAAGCATCTACAAGATTGACTCATGCTGAAAGAGATGAACTTTATGAAGGTAGGGTTAACCCAATTGCTTCATTTCCTGGACAAGGAGTTGTGGTATTTGGACAAAAAACACTACAAGCTAAACCATCTGCATTAGATAGAATTAATGTTCGTAGATTATTAATTACGGTACGTAAATTTATTGCAAGTTCTTCAAGGTACTTGGTATTTGAACAAAATACTCAAGCACTGCGAAATCGTTTCTTGAATATTGTTAATCCGTATCTTGAACAAGTTCAATCCAATAGTGGATTGAGTGCATTCAGAGTAGTTATGGATGAGTCTAACAATACACCTGATGTAGTAGATAGAAATCAATTGGTTGGTCAGATATTTGTACAACCTACAAGAACTGCAGAGTTCATTGTATTGGACTTCGTTGTTCAACCAACAGGAGCTACATTTCCTGAATAAGTTTAACTTATAACATAATGTATATTGAAAAGCCCCTTTAATTAGGGGTTTTTCTTTTTATAAATTACCAAAAATTTGTTTAGATGATATTTATTTATGAGTAGAAATAACTTACTTTTACAGGAGAATAAAGAATGGCTACACTAGACCCGTCAGAAATAATGTTCACACCTTTTGAACCTAAAACAAAAAATAGGTTCATCATGTACATCGAAGGTATCCCATCATATCTGATTAAAACTGCAAAAAGACCATCAATTGAATTTGAAGAGATAGTTTTAGATCATATTAACGTTAAACGATATATCAAGGGTAAAGGTGCATGGCAGCCTATTGATGTTACTTTATATGACCCAGTTGTTCCATCTGGAGCCCAAGCAGTAATGGAGTGGGTTCGTTTATCACATGAATCAGTAACAGGTCGTGATGGTTATTCCGATTTTTACAAAAAAGATGTTACTTTCAATTTGTTAGGGCCAGTAGGTGATGTTGTTGAAGAATGGGTACTTAAAGGTGCTTATATACAATCAGCTGACTTTGGTGAACTAAACTATGCAGAAAGTGATCCTGCTGAAATATCACTAACATTGAAATACGATTACGCTATCCTACAATTTTAAGGAGTAAATATGAGTTTTTTAAGAGAAATGTTATCAAGTGATGCAAAAATTTCAAGTAAACGATTTGTTGGTTTTGCAGCTTTCTTTATGTTGATTTGTAGTTGGGGTGCAGACACCTTTTCTGCATTCGAAGTAAAAGATAAAATACTAGAGTGTTTTATGTACATATCCGTAGTAGGATTAGGAGTTACAGCAGCAGAAAAGTTTGGTAAAAAATAAAATAGTTTTATAACAAAACATGTTATATATATAAGTACACAACAGAAGGAGTCATAAATGGCTGATTATAAATTCCCTACGGAAGTAGTAGAACTTCCATCAAAGGGGTATTTTTATGTAGATGGGCATCCGTTATCTACAGGTAAAATAGAAATAAAATACATGACGGCGAAAGAAGAAGATATTTTAACATCACAGAATCTAATACAACAAGGAACTGTAATTGATGCCTTATTACAAGCTTTAATTGTAGATACATCAATAAAAGTTGATGATTTACTTATAGGTGATAAGAACGCAATAATGGTAGCTGCTCGTATTCTTGGTTATGGTAAGAACTACAGTTTTGAATATGATGGAGTAGAACAAAAAGCAGATTTATCAAAATTAGAACCACTTAAAATTAGTTTAAATAAATTATCAAAAGGTGAAAATAATTTTTCTTTTGAATTACCAAATTCAAAGAGACCAGTTACTTTTAAGTTATTAACGGGTGGTGATGAAAAAAATATAGCTTTAGAAATAAAAGCAAGACAAAAAATATCTAAAGAACATAGCTCTGAATTAACTACACGATTAAAAACACTACTATTATCAGTAGATGGTAACTCAGATAAAGCTCATATAATTAATTTTGTAGATAATGAATTTTTATCATTAGATTCCCTAGCGTTCAGAAAAAATTTAAAAACTATAACACCAGATATTGATATGACTACAACAGTCGTTGATTCTAATGGAAAGGAGTCAATGGTGACGATTCCGGTCACCGTACGATTTTTTTGGCCTGACGCCTGAGTATAAACTTCAAATACACGAAGAAATATTTCAGTTAATATTACATTCAAAAGGTGGAATCACATTTGGTGAAGCCTATAATCTACCCGTATATCTACGAACATTTTATTTAAAACGTCTGCAGACTTATTATAAAACAGAAGCCGCTGAACTAAAAAAAGAAACAGATAAATATAAAAACTAAAATTTACATAACTGATATTTATTATTGAGTTATAACACTTAATATTATTCGGAGATTTAAATGGCTAATTATAAAAATAACACACCTAAACTTGTAGAGGGATTTCTTGATAAGTTTTTCGGTAAAATAGCTACTAAAGCCGCTGACAATGCTTTGAAAGACATTAATAAAAAAGATCCAAAATTAGGTAAATTATTATCCAGAGCTCAAGATATAAGAAAAGATGGTGAAGCATTTTTAAATAAAATGGATCCTGATGAGAGGGATGAATATATGGATGATTTATTTGCAAAGTATGGATTATAAAAAATGGCTGATTCTAGGGATAGGGGTTTTGATAAATTAACGGGTTCATTAGATAAAAATGAAAAACAGGATAGAGATCGTTTAAAACTCCTTAAAGAATCAGTTATAGCACAACAGTCTATAACAAAAGAACTTCTAACACAATTAAAAACCTCAAATGAAACTGAATCTGTAATAGATAAAATGTTTGGCACTCAAAGTATGGCAGTTGCCTTGGAAGAAAAGAGAAAGGCATTGGGTTCGGACGCTACAGCAGAACAAATAAAAAAGTTTGATTACGATGTTAAATCTGTTACAGCTGCAAATCAAATGGCTGGATCAATAAAAGGTCAATTAGGTGGATTACAATCAATGGTCAAAGGAGCTAAAGGTTTCCAAATGGTTATGATGACGAATCCATTTTTAGCTATAGCAACTGCAATAATATTTATAATCAAACTCATGATGGATTTTGCTGGTGCTGCTATGGACACCAGAAAAGAATTAGGACTTTCACTTGGGGCATCAATCAAGTTAACAGCTCAAACTAAAGCTCTTGGTTTTGCAGCAAAAGCGTATGGTTTAGACGTAGAAAATATAAAAGCAGCTCAAACTGCAATACGAGGTGAATTGGGATTGAGTGTACAAGAAGCTGCTAACCTTAGTTTACAATTTGCAAAGACAGCAGCATTTACTGGTCAAAATGAACAGCAATTGGGTAAGACATTATCTATAATGGAGTCAATATCAGATGCCAGTAGAGAAGCATTATTAGCTCAGATAGAAACAACAGGTAAAATGCTAGAACTAGAAGGATTGGCACCAGGAGATATATTTAAAGATGTTGCTGATAATGCTGAACATTTTGCTTCATTTGCTAAAGATGGTGGTGCTAATATTTTCAAAGCGGCCGCTGCTGCTAAAAAGTTAGGGTTGAATATGGATGCAGTCGCAGGAACAACAGAATCCTTACTTGATTTTGAATCTTCTATAGAAAAACAGATGGAAGCTTCAATGTTATTAGGTAGACAATTGAATCTTGATAAAGCAAGACAATTAGCTCTTACTGGTGACCAAGAAGGTATGATGAAAGAGGTACTAAAACAGGTCGGTGGAGAAGCTGAATTTAATAAAATGAATGTTATTCAAAGAAAAGCTTTAGCAGAAAGTGTTGGTCAAAGTGTAGAGAATCTTTCAAGACTTGTAAGAAATCAAACAGCTACAACTACTGGCCAAACTGTAGCTAAAACTAAAAAAGATAATACTGAAGAGTTATTAACAGACCACACCTCATTGTTTCAAAGTATGAATAAAAGTTTAAAAATTATGGCCGATTAACTAAGGAAATATAATGCCTTTATTAGAAATGAAATCAAATTTATCTTTCAGCACTACAGTTCCATCGAATAACATAACTTCTCCTTCGGCTGTAAGTGAAAATAAAATAGTTTCACCAGGTCAATCAAGTAAAAAAACAAAACTACCATTATCAGAAATGAAATCAACGTTTGGAATAACTTCTTCACCAACACCCAACGCTGCAAAACCAACTCCAATACTACCTAAATCTGGTGTTGACTATTTTACTAATACTAACGCTTTTGGATTTAGATTAAATAAAAATGGCAGTACTACAACAGATTACATATTAAATTCAAATGGAGGGCCAATAATTCCTCAAACTGTTTACCGAGATATAAAAGGTGATTCTACATCAATATTTACACCTTTTACTAAAGCTAGTGTTGTATATAATTTGAATAATACTCCAACACCACTTCAACAAATATCAAAACCAACAAATAATCCTGTAGATTCCTTTGGAGCATTTGTACCAATAAATAATTCTAATAACAAATTTAATGAGTCAACTAGCCCAATAAGAGTAGCTACAGACTCTAGGTTATTCAAAGCACATACTGATTCAAATTTTTTAAATAATTTGTATACTTCATTTAAACGTAAAGATAATAAAATTGGATTATCCAATCAACCACGTTTTGTTAGAAACGTAGGTGAAAGATTTGGTGATGGTGGTATTGATGGTATACCATTTATACCAGCAGTAGTAGAAGCAACAATTGATGCTGCAGCTAGTACATTAGGTAAATTTGCATCACCTTTGTTTGGTAGAGATATTAGTACGTTTGTTGATTCATATAAAGCAGGTAATCTAAGAATTGGAAAATTTGCTTTAGATATAACATATAATATAAAACAAATTGGTTTACACAGACAAAATAAATATGATAAAGTATACTCTCAACATATGGGAATGGGTACATCTGTACCAAGTGCAGGTGAAACGATGGAAACCGGAGTTGGAAGAATACTGTCAATGGCCTCAGACAGTGGTTTATTAGATATCAATCCAAAGGTATACAATCAAGGTTCTATTTTTAGTGTACCTGGTGTACCTGGTCTAATGTTTAATAGAAATGGTAGAAATATTCAAGATATTGTAGGAGTCGGTAGTGCAGCCTTAGAGACAGTCTTAGCACGTGGGGGTGATCTAGTAAAAGTAGGTTCAAAAGCTATTTTAAATAATATTAGCGATGGAGCTATCATCTTAGCAGAAAAAGCGAGCGCTCAGACTATCAGATTTAAAGGTATAGGATCACAAGGTGCATCTAAATTACTTGGTGGTATAGGAGATGTATTGGGGAGATTTAATTTACCAAGTGGTGGTGGTAGTTTACCTGGAAGTTCTTTTATCAAAAACCAAATAAAAAAATTTCCTAGTATTAGTCTACCTTCTCTACCAGCAATAAATAAAGCTAAATTACAAAAAATACGAGATTTTGGTGGCAGTGTCATCGAGTCTGCAGCTACAGCAGGAAAGACTCTTGGTACGGGTGCTGCAAACTTAACCAATAAAACCCAAAAACTTGCATCAGACATTTCTAAAGCTACCAAGACAATAAGTAAAGCTCAAGCATCAAAATTAGATGCAAAAGCTTTTGAAAATGTTGGAGTGGATAAAGTCAATTTAATTCCAGTAGGTGAGACTGAATTTGAAAAAACCCCACATGAAAAATTAGACCTTATACGATTACGATTTGATGATGCCCGCACGGGTTCCCCTATAATATTCCCCGCAATAATAAGTGGTTTAACAGACACATTTAGTCCTTCGTATTCACCTGAACAATTTGTTGGTAGACCAGATAATGTTTATGTTTATACTGGTACAACTAGAGAAATAAGTTTTACATTTGATGTATACCCCAAATCAGATCGTGAATTAATAGTAATATGGAGCAAATTAAATAGTTTAGCTGGAATGACATATCCACATATGGATAAGACAGGAAAAGGTATGATAGCACCATTTTCAAAATTAACTATTGGTCAAATGTACGATAAGACACCTGGTTACATATCAGCATTGTCGTATACAATACAAGACAATACAACATGGGAAGTTGATTTTGCTAAACTACCAAAGTATGTACAAGTTGCATGTAGTTTTAATTATATTGGTGATAGATTACCAACTGCAACCCAAAAACATTTTGAATGTCCGTGGATTGGAGAGGTTAACTACAGCGGAGGTGAAGATGTTAAAGGAATTGAAGCTGCAGTTAATTTAGCCAATCAAGTTGCACCGGTGGGGATGACATCTTCAACAGCTGGTAATGCTGGGTCAGTTGCAGCAAAGAAATTTAGAAACCTGGCAGGATTTTAAAATGAAAAGATATGGAACAACAGGATTAAAACGTGATAAGTCTAATATAATATCATATAGGACAACTTTGTATCCTGAGATGCCAATTGAAAATAGTGACCAATTTATAACTACAAAGATTGGTGAGAGATTGGATATGTTGGCATATAGATATTATGGTGATAGTACATTGTGGTGGATTTTAGCAAAAGCTAATGGTGTAAGGGGAAAAATGGCCTTGGAACCAGCTACAGATTTGAGAATACCAGGAAATATAGCAGCCATTATAGAGAATTTTAAAAAATTAAATACCTCGGAATAAATTGTGATAAACTTAACACCAATTGCAAAAGAAATTCAAGACAGAATGTTTCAAAAAATGCGAGCATTATCAACCCATAAATCTGCACCAGGTACAACTATTGGTAATGAAAAATTAACATTTGATAATATGGCAACACGTTCACCTTTTATAAGAATGGTTTCCAATCAAGCACAGCCTGTTACACTAATGGGTGGTAAATTAAAAGATAATGGTAGCATGTATGCTGGTTATGATATGTACGCTCCAAGATCATATACTAGTGGTGTAGCTGAACAATATGATAAATCATCAACTATCCAAGCTGGAAAATTAAAAACTGCAATGGAAGCTGACTTTGAAGCTGGAGTATCATCAAAAAATAATCCTGATTTATATAATAAAAGAAAAAAATTCTTTGATGAAAACGTTGCTGGAAGTACACTTAAAAAAACAGGAGTGAATACACAATCACGACCAATACCTGGTATTAAATCAATTGATGTTTCTTTTAAAGGTGGATCGAGGGCAATGAGAGAAGCAACAATAAGTTGGACTTGTTATGATTGGGGTGAACTTGATCAGTTAATGCCACACTTCCTAGCTCATGGTAAAACAGTTTTATTAGAATGGGGTTGGGTTTATGGCATGGATAGTTTATTCAATTTACCAACTTTAGTTGATCAAAATGATAAGATAATTGATGATGCATTTACAGATTTTTCATCCAGAGTCATAGCAGGTAAGGGTGATTTTGATGTTATGGTTGGCGTAGTAAAAAACTTTGAATTTACAACACGATCCGATGGTGCATTTGACTGTCAAACTATTATTAGTAGTGTTGGTGTTAATTTATTCAGTAGCCCATTGTCAAATCCAGAAGCAAAAGACCCTGGAACACAAATAAATATAAATAGAAAAGAAACCGAAAAAGAATTGGCAAAGAGACTTCAAAATGCTGTTGGAGAGTCTGATAAATTAGGTGATGCAAATATAGATAATATACTAACCTTTGATAGTAATATTGGATTAAAATTGTTTATTAAAAATATTAATTTATATGTAATAAAACAAACAATTAGTAACACAGATACATCTTTATCCACCAATAAAGGTAGAAATAACCATTTTCAACAAAAAAGTGGGGGAAAACATGTGGTTCGATGGTCACCTAATAAGTATATAATAACCCGTAGTAATTTTACCAGAAGTCAAACTGAAGCTCATATAGAAAACGTATGGGTACAATGGGGTTGGTTTGAAGATAATGTTTTAAATAAATTTTTAGGAATGACCAATGCAAAGGGTGACTTTATAATAGATTTTAAATCAGTAGAGAGTAATGATGTTAGTGTTAAAATTAGAAATCATCAATACCTAGAAACAACCGATATAAATAACCATATTTTACCAGGCCAATTCAAGGTTCAAGAAAAAACAAAGTTTGGAGACATTGATGTAGAAGGTGATGTGGACGAAATTGCAATATTGTCAAAGGTGGTCAATAAAAATTTTACTCCATTTTCTACAACAGGAGTTATCAATAGAGTCGATGACATCGATACTATGGATGCATTGACATTTGAACAGCAAAGAGCCCTTTATGAAAATGAAGTGAATATTGCTCGAGAACAGGATGGAACGAGAAAAGCAACAACACCGTCTGAACAACCAAAGCCTGGTAGATTTGGATTTCTTAGAAATATGTTAATAAACACTAAAATTATAAAAGAAGCATTTGGAGTAGGAAACGGGCAAGATTTAACTATAGAATCTATAAATATAATAGAAAGTTTAGAGTATATGTTTGATTTACTAAATCAAGATTTAAACCTATGGAGTTTTGAAATAACTACAGATTCGAAACGTACACAAAGAGCTAAGATAATAGATGACAGTACTACTGCGTTTGATTTTGGTAGTGTTAAAACGGCTGGTGGAGTATATGATAAACGAACAAAAGAAGCAAATGGAACAGTTGAAGAAGCTGGTGTATTTTTCTTTCCAACATGGCAAGCTGATAGTTTTATAAAAAGTCAAACAATCACTGCTAAAATACCAAATGAAATGCAATTAACCACTATGTATGGTTCAAATATGAATGCAGAAAAAGAAACTACAAATCCAGGTAAAGACCATGTTGATAAAGAAGGTGTTGCAGCTGGTGCTTTTTATAATACTGAACCAGATAACCACAAAGCGGGTATTGATATTGTTTTTAAAAATCAATTAAATAAAAATAGTTCTGATAGTATTATTGAATTTATAAAATCCAAAGCTGCTGACCTTGAAGAACCATATCAAGCAAAACTAAATGCAATTGATGAAACGATACAAGCACAAGCTAAGGCGTCCAGAGAGCAAGAGGAAAGTGACCTAGGCTTAGCATATGATTCTTCTGTAGCAATACCACCATTAAATTTTTTAACTCCTGATATGAAAGAACAACTTTTATCATTTGAAACTGACGAAAAAAAAGAAGGTTTTTTTAATAAATTACTTAATAATAAAAAAACTTATGCTGATACATTGGGATCAAAATTTGAACCATCTGGAAGAATGAAAAAAGGGTTTATATCGTTTATAGGTTACGCGATGACTAATTTAAGTAGTAATAATGCCAATGAAAACACAATGCCAATTAAGATTCCATTTGATCTTGAATTGGAAATAGATGGCACAGGAGGAATTTTTCCAGGTAATTCTTTTCACTCTACATACCTTCCAAGTAGATATCAACAATTTGCACTATTTCAAGTATTTGATATAAGTCATAAGGTTGATAGCAATGGTTGGACTTCAAATATAACTGGTAAGATGAGAACAACTATGGAGACGGTTGTCAATCCAATACCAAGTGGAGCTATTAAAAAAGCAATTGAAAATGTTGAAAATCTTATACTTAAAGAAGAAAAGAAAAAAGAAGAAGCTACTGCTAAGGTTTATAAAAAATTCACACAGAAGGGAAAGGGTTCAGTTAGTAATATGGGTTCTTTACTTGGTGGAAGTTAATTATGTCAAAATACAAAAAAGAAATAGAAAAAATAGATAAAAAAACAGATTTTAAAATACCATTTGCTGGTGTTACTAAAATAGGTGAATTTGCATATAAAGAACATGGTGGTAGTGTACGACCTGATTTAAATTATCATATACATTACACCAATAGTAAATCAGAAATTTTTATGTTAGGTGGTATACATAGTTCAAGTACTAAAATAATTGAAAAGATCGGTGGTAGTAAATCATTATTTAAAAGATACGGTGAAATATCAATCTCAAGTAAAGATAAATACCCAATAACTACTCTAGCAAAACCATCAAAATCTGATTATAGAATTGGTACTTTCACACGATACTTTGCACAGAGTTTAACCAATACTGCTGCAGATATATTTGAGGTGTCAGAAGAAGATTATGACTCTAAAAATAATTTATATACTTATATTACTTTTGAGTGGAGAATATCAGGTGCTAAACAAGAAATTATGAGAGATAATCAAAAAACTATAAACGTTGCTAATACTGAATTGCCTGGAATATTTAGAAAACTATCTCCTTTTAATTTCTGGCGACCATCTCCAGGTTCACTAGACAGTTTACAAAAAAAACTTACATTATTGAAAAAGTATTAGATACTTATATTAGAATAAAGATTAAATAAAGGTTATACAATGAAAAAAGAAGTTCTTGATAAAGGCTTCGTTGAGGTTATAGATTCACTTGGTAATGATCTCACCGTAGTAAATTCTGCTAGAGTCTCATTTGGTAAACGAAAAGAAGTATATGATAAGTCGGATGCAAGGTTAGTTCGGTACTTGGCTAAATACAAACACTTTTCTCCATTCAGACATCTACAAGTTCAATTCCACATCAAAGCCCCAGAGTTCGTAATGAGACAATGGTATAAACACGTGGTTGGTATTGAAACAACATCCAACTCATCTACTAAAGATCATGCTTGGAATGAGATTTCAGGTAGGTATGTTCCAGTAGAAGATTTCTACACACCAACAATATTCAGAGCTCAATCAGAAGATAATAAACAGGCAACAGAAGGTGCTATTGAAGATCAAGAAGAAGCTCTTCGGAAATGGAATGATACAATGTCACACATTAAAGATGGTTATCAAAACCTTCTTGATATGGGAGTTGGTAAAGAACAAGCAAGATGTATACTTCCATTGAATCAATATACAGAAGTATATTGGACAGCTTCGTTTCAAGGAATAGTAAATTTTATTGAGTTACGAGATGAAAAAACATCCCAATGGGAAATACAGCAATATGCTAGGGTGATGAAAGATTTGATGATTAAGGTGTATCCTGAAACCATTAAGATATGGAGTGACCTGTATTGGTCATAGTAGAAACTACTGATGATGTAATATTATTTAAAAAAACGTATGAAACCCAAGATAGTATTGTAATACCAATATTGTCTGATATAAATAAACATCCAATTGATAATACATTGAGTCTAGTTTATATTCAGATGCTCGATGGGCAAGAGTTTATCGTACCTTATAATCACAGTGAAACACTTAGTGGTCATAATATTAGTTTGATTTCAGACACCACAACGTATACCTATGATAAAAAGTTATTAGGTCAAGTGGTAGCTGTTGGTAAATGTATCGATGTAAATTTATTACATTATATGAAAACCAACCAACCACTTAGTATAGAACATCTTGATACGAATGCTCATAACTTTTTTAATATGATGTATTATAAAAAAGAAAACATCAATGTGATAATACCTGTTTTAAAACATTTAGAGTATTGTCGTAAGTTAAGTGATTTGCTTAGGGCTACGATAGAAACAAGCAGTGATAGTGACACGATGACATACAATAATGACGTATTGGACAATTTGTCATACATAGAACAAAATGGAATAACGACCACAGAGGGTATGGTGTACAGTCAATACAACATATACACTTCAACAGGTAGACCAAGTAATAGATATGGTGGTATTAACTTTGCAGCTCTAAACAAATCAGATGGTAGCAGAGAAAAGTTTATAAGCAGATATAAAAATGGTGTTTTAGTTGAGATGGATTATGATGGTTATCATTTAAGATTGATTGCTGATAGAGTAGGTTATGAATTTCCACAAGGTTCGGTTCATCAACATATGGCCAAATTATATGGTGTAGATTACAATGAAGCAAAATCACTTTCATTTCAATATTTATATGGGTATATTCCTGATGAGATAAAATTAAATAATGAATATTTTAGTAAAGTTAGCGATTACATTGATAAACTGTGGATTGAATATAAATCTAAAGAATTTATCCTTTCAGATATTTATAATAAGAAGATATTTAGAAAGAATTTAACAGACATGAGTGCTAATAAATTGTTTAACTATACAATACAGTTAATGGAAACAGAAAACAATATGAAGGCATTGAGTAGATTAATTCCTACGATAGAAAATACAAAATACCAAAGTGATTTAGTACTTTATAACTATGATGCTTTTTTGTTTGACTTTAACATGGAAGATGGTTTAGATTACCTACATGAAGTTAAGGGTATTTTAGAACAAGATGGTAAGTTTCCACTTAAAGTTAGTTGGGGATTAAACTATCACGAGATGAAAGATATTACGGAGAAATTTGTATGATACCAAATTTAAATAAAATATTAAAAGAGTGGTCTTATAGAGTTGGTGTAATAAAACCAAGAGATGAAAAACACATATACCATCTCAACAAAATCCTAACAGAAGAAGGTTGGTCATATACTGCTATAGATGAAATTGTACAAAATTTGACTGAAATGAGTGTAGGAGCAATGGAAACTGCTCTTATAGCAGGTTCAAAGAGTAGACTAGGAAAACATTCTACATCCAGAAGAGTCTCAAATATTGGTAATATAACTCCTGCTGAATTTATAGATATAATAAAAATTACTTTTAGTGGTGTTGTGAAAGTGGATGTTTTAGACCCAGGAAGTGGAGATAATGGGAGTGGTGCTTTTAAATTATTTAAGTGGACACATGACAATATAGATTACAAGGTTCATTTAGCAGGAGAAGTTACTGGTAGAGGAACAACAAAAACAAAAGACCAAGAATTATCATGGTTGTTGGTTTTAAGTGGTATACAATTTGGTGGTGATCCAACTGATAAAGAAGCTTTTATTTCACTATTGATTTCAAATTCAGAGGTATATGGTAAAATTGCTGGTATGACTCAAAGTAAAGCTTTACACTTGGCAGCCTATATAGAAAATAATGATGATTGGTATGTATCTCATGTAAAACAATGTGAGCAGTTTATGAAGATTGGTGCTTTTAACCAACCTAAAAAATATGTAAAGGATGCTTCTTCGTTAGCAGTCAATAAACAGGCTAAGAAATTATATAAAGCTGAACATGGAAAAACATTAGATTTAGATAAATGGAATCCAGCTGATGTGTGGTTGGAATATTCATCAATTCCATCTTTTGATAAATTGGCAGAATTGAATAATTATTTATTGAAATCTATTGCAAAAGGAAATGGGTATATTGGAGTATCATTAAAAAAAGGTGGTGGAAAAATTGGTATTGTTAACGGGTGGAACCAGAAAGTTTATACATTAGATGGTATAAAAATAAAATACGGCGGATTATTTTCACAGGGTGTGACCTTTGAGTATAGTGGCCTAAATTTAAATGGGTTAGGTTTACATTTTAGAATATTTTCTGGAAAAGATAATGAAACTATAAGAGGGGAAGGTATTGCAAAAGGAGCAAATGCGGTACAAGGTAAAGTTAAAATGAGTGTTATAAATGATTTTAAGTCAGGAACTCTATCAAAGATTGAGTCTGTTAAAGGTGCTAGTGTTGAGTTGAGTAAAAATATATGGGGTTGGTCTAAAACTGGAAAAGAAAAATTTAATTTAGTGTCAAAGGTATATAATAAAATTAAAGGAGCTTCGAAATTAGCTAGTAATGGTAGTTGGGATGTTGCTTTTACTAATGAGAAAAATTTTCTTAAAACTTTAAATGATTACTATACAAAAAAGAAACCAACAGAAAATTCAGTTAAAGCTAATATAAGTTCAAGATTTCAATCTATCATGTTAGGTTCAATTATAGCTAGTCTTAATAAATCAGACCTAGAAAAAGTGATGCTCGGTATGTTAAAATATGGAAAATCAGAATCAGAGTGGTCATCGGCACATTATAAGGCACAATAATGAAAACACAACTATTATGCACATTCACTAAAAAAGATAGATTTAATGACACATTAGATATTATTATCTCATGCAATGATATTGTGTTTGATAAAGTATACACATTTCAAAATGAAAATGATCTCA